ATCGCGGAATTTTTCGAAGTAGCCGATAAATGCGCCAAGAGTTTGCGTGCGCATATGTGCCAGCAGGCGCAGGATTGCCCGACGGCGGTCAGTATCAATTTCAGCTATAGGTAGCAGGTCGCCCAGAATCTCGTTGTAGCCCTTCACAACTTCAGCAGGGTCAACGGCAGCCTCAGCAGTGGCCCACGCCTCAGCGTCAGCCAGATATCCGTCAAACCGGTTTACGCGGCAAATGTTCGCAGGTTTCGGCACGCTTCCGCTACGACGGCGCCATGTCGCAATAACCCAACGAATTACTAACTGAATCTCAGCCACGCTGTAACCAGCGCGGGTGGTGGTGGCAGTCAGCAGCATGACAAACGGTTTAACGTCGCGGCAGCGTGTACCGACTTTCTCGTTGTAGTAGTTCAGAGCTTTTTGAGCGTCAGCGAGAATGATTTCCTCGCCCTCCCCCTTTTGGGGGTAAGGGGGATCTTTTATCTCTGTAGTACTCTCTGTTGTATTCTCTGTAAGAGATTGGGTCATTTTGACCTTAGCGCATGGGTCAACTTGACCTGATGCTTGGGTCACATTGACCTCTTCGATTGGGTCAACTTGACCTGATGCTTGGGTCACATTGACCTCTTCGATTGGGTCAACTTGACCTAATCGATTGGCCACAGGGAATGTTGTCTCTTCAATCTTACATAACTGGGCATAATTGATTGAATACCACTTGGTTTTATCCCAGGCATCACTGTTAAAGTTCCCAGTAAGCAACACATTCAATTTTTCCAGATTGGCCAACACGCGTTTTATTGTCGACTCGCTCCAGAACGGGAATTGTTCTTGCCAGTCGGTCACACTGTTGTACACCCAGTGGCGATTTTCGAAGAAATTTTGAGACGAATTCAGCCAGTAGTGGATTTGCTGTAGAACGATGGCTTCATTCAACCCTATAGTGCATGCCAACGTGGGCAGGACCTGAAGGGGGTTTTCGTTAATCAGCAAACGACTCATACTCAGATCTCCAGAGCTTCGGCTATCTGACGACAACCGGCTTCATAGTCCGCATTGCTCAGCCCTTTGTCGCGCAACTCGACCTTCCTGGATTCATACTGCTCCCACACCGAAAGCGCGGCAGCCATACGCCCATCAAAAATAGGTTGGATCTCTGCAACATGTGCCGGGCGCCCATTCAGGTGCCAGCCGTTACGCCAGGTAATGCGGTCAATATGTCTTAACATCGGTCTTTCCTCGGTATAAGTTAAACGCTGGTCAGGCGCTCATGCATGGTGGCCTTGCGCAGTGCTTATCACTGCTCCTCGCGTCGCTACCAGCGCCGCTATTGCTTCGTCAATTTCCTGAATAGTTAACTCTGGCGCGAAGTGGAGATGTACAGCGTTAATCGCTTCCACCCCTTCTTTTGCCGCCAGCGTTGCCAGCAAAACGGGATCGCCCGGCGACTCCAGACGCGCCCGCCGTTCTGCGGGTAGCACTGCTTTCATCACACTGGCCAGCACCTGAGTTTTTCGGCGCGCCGCCGTTGTCTCGCCACGTAACCAGCGAAAGATTTTCTGCCGGTTGTTGTTGATGGCTCTCCAGTCCACGTTGCCGTCCGTGTCCTCAAATTCATGTAGTCTCAACTCATCATTGCGTCCCTGACTGAACCAGGCCCGGCAGATTTCAATCGTGACGAGTTCCTGCCCTGCCCTTGCCGCCCAGGTCAAAATCTCTTTTTGTAATTCCTCTTGGTTTTCCATAGCGTCTCCTGTCGCTAAAAATTGATTACGCTTAATCAGATGTAATAAGCCGCCTTTTGCTAAGCTTTTTCATGTTTTGGAACATCGTAAAAAGTCGGGTCATATTTCAGTGCTCCATTAGTGATATGGTCGAGTCGAGCTGCTCGCTTTTCAGGAACTGTTGCCCCCCAACGAGTAACCGCCACTTGTGATATACCCAGCACCTTGGCTGTGGCTGTCTTTGAACCAAAAAAACTAATAACCGTCTCTGTTTTCATAATTCCTCCGCGTAACTTTTGTTAGCAACATAAATACTAACGAAAGTTATGTCAAGTTAACTTATATTATGAGGATGAAAAATTTGATGCTTAGCGACCGTTTATCTCAAAGACGCAAACAGCTTGGTCTAACCCAACAACAGCTTGCTGATATGGTTGGAAGATCGAGTGTGAGCGTTTTTAAATGGGAAAGCGGACAAAATGAACCAAAGGGCCAGAACTTGTTGGCTTTGGCCAATGCACTCAAGTGTTCTGCCACATGGCTGCTTTTTGGTGACGAAGACCAGGCGCCAACTCCGGTAGACGAATTACCAACAGAGCTGGATTCACGTCAAAAAAGATTGTTAGAGTTATTTGATTCATTACCCGAGTCAGAAAAAGAAAAGCAACTAATTGAATTAGAAGATAAAGTTGAAAACTTTAATCGTTTATTTGAAGAGTTACTGGTTACCAGAAAGAAACTAACCCCCACCAAAAAATAAAATAAAGGCAATGTTTTCAATGCATTGCCTTTATTTTTACCCCAAATACTAACTTTTGTTATAAAACATCTTGCACATAAAATTACCTTTAGTTATATTCATTCCATCAACAACGCTTACCCAGCGGCAGTTGTTCAGAAACACGTTCTGACAGCCGGAAAGACGGCACCAAATTTTGCGCGTCGGCGCCAACACGGTGACAGAGGGAAAGACTTCACCGGCATATGGCACATGTGTCGAAGCGGTCTGGATGGAAGCGGAGCCTTAACGCGTTGTCTCCATAGCAGGTAGCCGGAATGTGCAAGCCACAGCCAGGTATGAGCGATTGATTCACCATCAAGGCGATACGGTGTGACCACCAGGGAAGAGTCCTGGCTACAACACGAGAGCGCACTTCATCGACTCAACTTTGAGCTTTGTCGTTAAATTTTGAAATGGCGGAGTGCGCTCCCGGTTGTGGTGAACAGGTGTTTAACGGGAACTCCCTGCCCGTTACCCGGTTCGATTCCGGGCGCCCATCATCAATTTGCTGTGTTTAGTCTTTGCCCAGTCCGCACGATGGGCCATTTTTTCACACAGCCAGGTTTTATCGCTGTGCCTGAGTCCCCAACAGGAGAGGCCAAACCCGCAGCGTGACACCAGGGAAAGACCGGAGGAAGTACCACGCCTGACCAGCGTTGACCATGAGCCTGACCAGCTCAAAACAGGAAAGACCAGCCCGGGCCTGACCAGCCCTGTACGGTCGTAATGGAAACATAACGACGCCGGAAACGTAACCGGCACCCTTTAGATAGCAAAAGACCCGCACAAGGCGGGCCAGTTACCCCGAACGGCGACCAAACCATTCGGATTTATCACAAGTGACCAAACTTGTGATGAGGAAAGACCAACGACACTGACGCTATGGAAGCTGATCAATATTCGCTGATCGGCTCTGAGTATACATTACCAAGGAGTCGCTATGGAAGCGCGCACCATCCCAGTAACACTCTTTATTCATTATGCAACTTCAACTTTCAGCCACGAAAAGCTGCTTGTTGCGACGGTTGATATGTCAAAAAATTTTCCAGACAGGTACATCCTTCTGGAAAGCCGCGAAATTGAAATTACCGTCAACCAGCCCCAGCCAATCGACATCATCGGTTTACAGGTCGAGCAGCTGCATGAGCAAAAACAGAAAACAGCCGCCGACGCCCAACAGCGTATTGCTGCTATCGATGACGAAATCCAGCAGTTACTTTGCATCGAATACACGCCAGATACCGATGAAATCCCCTACTAAAGACCACTGACCTGTAATGAGGAAAGACCAATGACCATTTTTAACGGCTTGTTAGAAGCGAAAAAAGGCGCGCTCAAAAACGGTGCGATCCCGGCGCTGGCCATCGCCATCGACGCCCCTAACAAAAAAGTTGCCGAGAACATCATCATCGGCAAATTGTGGGAAGCCTACCCTGACCACGGCGACAACTATTTCAAACCTAAAATCTGGGAAGATGCCCCGGGCCAACCGCGCCCTGGCGTCGGTGAGTTTGATGAGACGTTTGCCACAGAACACAGTTTTGATGGCGAAAAATGGGTAGTTAACACCCCCGCTGATTCAGATAGCGGTTCAGCAGATATCGCACAGGTTAACGACCTGATGAAACTGCCTGCTCGTGAACGCTTCGCCGCCGTCCTGCTGTTCAGCCACGACGCCAACGAAGTCGACAGTGAATTGCTTGCGCAGACGCGTGAATACTTGGAGATGCTCGACAACAGTGATACTAACAGTGAGGATGAGGTTGACGCGTTTAACCGCATCGTCCTCGATGCCATGGTAGCGTGTAAGCCCATTGAGTACATGCATATTGCTGGATTGAATAATCTGGTACATGCAATTTTGGCAAGTTGCGATACCCAGGAACAAAACCCGACCAGTTGGACTATCTCCAAATTTATAAAAAAATGGGTAGAGAATCCCGGTAAACGCGATGAAATGCTGCCGGAGGTAAAACCACAAACAGCATCCGCACGTCCTTACCAACAGACTCACGCCACACTGGATCGTGAAATTGCCTGCGCCCTGTTACCTGTTGCCCCGGAAAAAATCACCCCCAGCATCCTGAAAGCGGCAGACGAAATAATCAGTCAGGACAGGGAAGATTTTAAACGCTGGTCAATGGCCTTGCGCACAACGGATCAGATCCTTGCCTATGACCGCGCATCAGTATTCGGTGTTATTCAGAGCGCCCCCGCAAAAGACACGTACCACTTCCCACAATCCCTGCGCAGTCACATCGACAACTGGCTGCAAGCTAACGGGCAGCGTGATGCAAATGCTGTTGAAGAGAAGCCAAAGGAAGCAGCACCAAAGGATGATGTAAAAGTCACCAACCACGGCGGCGGACGATTCTCAATTGATGGGATGATGTCAGAAACACCCTCAAATCAGGGCGAAAAAAGCGAAGCAGCAAATGCTGGAGAACGTAGTTTGCAGCAGTTGCGTGAGCAGTTTGTCACGCCTCGCCATGTGTATGACGTACCTGAAAATAACGCCGTATCACAGAGGGAACCTGCAGCTATTACCCCGGCAGAAGAGACTCCTCCACAAGAACAACTTAGCGAGCAGGTAAAGGATCTGGTGCAGAACGTTGACGCGCTGGTTGAGCGGATCCATACCGAAGAGTACAAGCGGCAGAATGCAATCTCAGCTATCGAAACGGAGTTAAAGGACTCCGACGACACGGATAATCTGGCATTGTGGAAGAACATATTCAAAACCGATGAGCGCTTCACCAGTGCTTTCTCTCAGAATGGCGGCGGCACATCCATCAACGGCACTTATATAGCGATGAAAGCGACTCGCGAATTTGGGCCGTTTGGTATTGGCTGGGG